CAACCCAAAACCACCACATCATGTCCGGCTGTCGCCGGCGAAGGAGACTACATGGCAGATGGACAGCAGCTTGGCCGCCTCTTGCTGATCAAGGTCGGCGACGGCGGTTCGCCGGAGACCTTCAACAACCTTTGCGGCATCAAGACCCGCAGTTTCAATCTTTCCGCCAACGAAATCGACACGACCATCCCGTCGTGCACGAACCCCGGCGGGCCGGTTCAGAAGACCAGCCGCCCTGGCATTTCGAATCGCACCTTTACCGGATCCGGAAACTTCGTGAAGAGCGCCGTGTCGACGGCATTCCTGGCGCACGTTCGCAACAGCGGGGCATTCAACGCGCAGGTCGTCGTTCCCGGCGATGGCACTTATGAAGGCTCGTGGATGGTGACGGACTTCTCGTTCGACGGCGACGTCGAGCCGAACATGGAATTCAGCGCAACGTTCGTTGCCGCCGACGTCCTGTCGTTCACGGCCGAGGTGTAATCGATGGCAAAAGAGGAGAAGACTGTAAAGCCGGCAGCCGCCAAGCCGTTCCCGCTTGAAGTGAACGGCGCCCGCGGCGAGGCTGAGCTTTGGGTGGGCGACGTCCCTCTGGTCGTTGCGGCCAGCATGTCAGGCCTTGCCGCAGTATCCACGCGGCTGGAATGCAAGTCGTTTCAGGAACTCTTCATTCGCTTGTCGGACGTCGAGGCGGCCGCGACTATCGCCGGCATCGAGCTTCTGACGGTTCGCGGCGATCGACTGGCGGCTATCCAGGCGCTGAAGCTGAAACACTTCCCGGCCTGCAAGGCGGCGTTCCTGACGGTTCTCGGCCATCACTTCGACGGTGACGAGGGAAACGTGGAAGCCGTCGACGAGGCGGCGGAATAGAGCAAGAAGCGCCATTTCCGTGGCGCGACTGGATGAGACTTGCGCTCGGTGGTCTTGGCTGGCGCCCTTCTGATTTTTGGGGCGCCACCATGACCGAGTTCTTCGAGGCTATCCACGGTCGCAATGAGGCCAATGGCGTCGAAGAAGCTCCGAAGGCTCCGACGGAACGCGAGATGGAAGAGTTGTTGAAGAAGTATGGTTAGTTTGTCTGCTTCATCCATACGTTCTGATCGGCTTCGTACTGGGCTAGAAACGGGCCGATTGCACCACGCCTGATGGACGCAATTTGCGTGTCAGACACGAGGCCGTATCGGTTGCAGTCATGGGTCTGGATGGCATAGGTACGGGCCGCCATTTCCGAAATTTGTTGGTCTGGCATCAGTAAAATGACATCAGCGATCTGCTTCTCGCATTTCGCAATGACGCGCGGCGTCACCACCAACTTCGGTTTACCATCCTCATAAACACCGCGCGCGTACCACCCACCGCCTGCGATCACAACGACGCAAGCGCCGGCGACAAGCGTCTTCAGCCATCCATCCATTTGCCACCTCAAAAAGCCCGCCACCACGCGGGCTTTTCAATTCTAGGATATACGACTGATGGTTGAAAAGACCGACGATCTCGTTATTTCCATCAGCACTGACCTTGCTACGGTGAAGCGGAGCCTAAAGCGGCTCGAGCAAGACATCTCTTCGACCACCGGCAAGGTCCAGAAGCAGTTCGACAGCCTGGGCAAAGGCATCGACGATTCTATGACGACCTCGATGCAGGCACGCATCGACAGGATGGTCGGCATCGGGACGAAGGGCGCCAAGGAATGGAGCGGTGCGCTTGCCGATCAAGGTAAGGAACTGGAAAGGCTGCGCGCCAAGTACAACCCGCTCTTCTCGACGATCAACAATTACAAGTCGGCAGTGGCCGACATTCGCCGCGCGCATGCGATAGGCGCCATCTCTGCGAACGAGATGACGACAGCCATCCAGCGCGAGCGGCAGGCTGCTCTGGCAAGCACCGCGGCGATCAAGGGGCGTAACGCAGCCCTAAAGGACAAGCCAGCAGGTCGGGGAGGTGGGGCATTCAACACCTCGAACCTGGCCGCGCAAGGTTTCGACATCGCGACCACAGCAGCATTCATGCCGTGGCAGACTGTTGCTTTGCAGCAGGGTCCGCAGGTGGCGCAGGTCTTCAATGACATTCGCGCAAGCGGTCAGAAGATCGGCCCGGCTGTTGCAGGCGCGTTCATGCAACTGGTCAATCCGATATCTTTGGTGACGATCGGTGTCATCGGTGCGACCGCCGCAGCCGTACAGTACTTCAGTTCGATGGAGTGGGGCGGATCCAAATCAGAGGAGACGCTGAAGCGCGAAGCCGAGCTCGTACAAGCTGTTGTCACGAAGTGGGGCGAAGTGCTCCCGGCACTGAAGGCCTACAACGACGAGCGTCAAAGACTCGCGGATGACAAGGATCGCACCGACGCATTGGCGATCGGCACGAGTGCGCAGTGGGATGACCTCCGGTCAAAGCTCGGCGATGTGAACGTCGAGATTGCTGACATTGTCTCGCGTCTGGCGCAGGCGGGGCAGGATACCGACAAGGTAACTAGCCTGCAGCGAGCCTTCAAAGAACTCACTGACGGGATTGCCGACGGCACGGCCACGACTGAGATGGCCAAAAAGGTGCAGCAGGAACTGGCCGCTGTCATCAAGGACAATGCGACCCCAGAGCTGAAAAAGTACCTCGACATCTTCGAGAAGTTAGCTCCCGCGATCGACAAGGCGTCCACCAACGCCAAGAAGTTTGCGATCGACCAAGCAATCGCGCTGACTTCGCGCCACCCCAGCCAAGGCTCGTATGGCGGTGTCTTCCGGAGTCCCGACGGCACCATTCAGGGCGGTGGCACGGTACTACCTGACAACGGCCCGACACCCGAGCGTCGACCGCTCATAGAGCTCGACGGCATGCCTGGTGCGCAGGGGGCGAGTAAGAAGGCCGAGACCGCCGCTCAAAAAGCTGCGAACGCCTATCGAGACCTGATTAAGAGCGCGGACGACCGTATCGCGCAGCTACGGCTCGAAATGGAGCTAACCGGTCAATTCGGTATCCAGACGGATGCCGCTCGTTTCCGGTTGGATCTTCTGCAACAGGCCGAGGAAAAAGGGCGGTCGCTGTCGGAGAAACAGCGCGCGCAGATCGAAGAGAAGGTTGCTGCCTACGAGAAATACGCGCAGGCGCTGTCTCAGGCGAAGTTGCAGCAGGATCTGCTCGATGACGCCGTCTTTGCCGGCCTGTCGAAGCAGGAGCAGGCGGTAAAGCATCGGCTTCGCTCGTACGGATTGCCCGAAGACATGAGCGGCCAGAACGCCGCCATGATCCGCGATCAGTTCAAGCGCGAAGAACTGTCAGACATCACGAAGTCGTTCCTGTCTGAGTTCAGCACCGGGGTCATCAGCGGCGGCAAGAGCATCGGCGAATCCTTCGCTGACGCGATCAAAAATGCTGCTGCCAGTGCCATGCAGGCGTCGCTGGACAGCTTGTTCACGCAGATTGGCAATGCGCTGGCGTCGGCAGTTTTCGGCGCCAAGGGCGGCATGGCGAGTTCGGCGCTATCGGCTTTCCCGGCTGCGCCTTCTTCGCTTGCGTCGGCATTCGCAGCGCCAGTCGGCGCCGTGTCGCGCGGGCCACTTCCTGCCGCTGGATCCACCAGGACCGGGATCGGCCTGTCGACCATAAGCACGGCAAGCGGCCTTACGGCAGAGGTGAATGCCAAGTTTGCGTCGCAGTTTCAGTCGCTCGTGGATGACCTTGAGGCAACCGGCTACAAGATCAAGTCGATCGGCGGCTACAACTACCGAAACATCTCGGGCACGAACAAGCTTTCGAACCATGCGTTCGGCAACGCGATTGACATCAATCCGCAAGCCAACCCCATGGGGCACAGCCTTGTCACGGACATGCCGACAGGTATCAGCGCCATCGCGGCACGCAACGGGTTTGATTGGGGCGGCGATTGGAAGTCCAAGAAGGACGCCATGCACTTCGAGATTTCGCAGGCCAAATCGGCCGGCGCAGCGCTCGAAAAGCTGGCGGGGGCGTCTACGGAGACAACCAAGGGGCTAAGTAGCCTGGCCACCAGTTTGACCTCTGGCGGCGCTGCTGGCGGCTCATCCTGGCTGTCGTTCCTATCGGGAACGGCGTTCTCCGGCTCCAAGCAGCTTGCTGCAAGCGGAGGCATCGGCCTGTTCGCGTCCGGTGGCGCAATCCGCGGACCGGGCACTGGAACGTCTGACAGTATACCGATCATGGCGTCGAACGAAGAGTTCATCGTCAACGCGCGGCAGTCGAAAAAACATCGCGCGCTTCTGCACGCCATCAACAATGGGACGATCGGTCACTTTGCCGCCGGCGGCCTCGTGTCCAGCCGCTCGGTATCGGCACCGCGTGCTCCGCGTCTCCGCGGTCGGTCTGGGTCGGCCGCGAACAACAGCCAGCCAGGCGTTCTGCAGGTGCACGTAAGCGGCGCCAGTGGCGACGATCACGTTCGCACGCTCGTAAAGCAGGGCGTGGGCGAGGGGCTTAGCCAATACAACGACCAGCAGCGTCGCGGCGGATTCGGCACGATGCAGGCTCGCTACGGCAATCAGAAAGGCTGACATGGCTGTTTACATCAACCAGCCGACACTGGCTGCCAACTTCTTGGCACCGGTGCGGACGACTTATGACGTCACCGGATCTTCGGTTGATGGCGGCAGAAATGGCGTAGGCGAGGGACAGTCGATCGAGATGAGCGGTGGCGGCATCGTCACCGCGAACTACGAAGACTGCAAGATCAAAGACCCGGAGCACTACGAATACGTCAACTGGCTTGGAGCCCGCCTCAATGGCGGGTTTCGCTTCATCAACGTGCCGATCATTACCGATTGGTTCGGGCCGTTTCCGAAGATCGGGCGCCTACCTACACCGATCGTCAGCGGGATCCCGCATTCGGACGGATCGTACTTCGACGATGGTTCTGGCTACAGCCAGGCGACCGTTTGGGGCGAGATCACCGAGGCGGCGACACTGAATGCTGGAATCATTCGCTTGAAGGTCTACGCCCTATCCCGTCCGCTGCGATGGTCGGATTGGTTCTCGATCTACCACCCGACGAAAGGGTGGCGAGCCTACCGATATTGGGATGTCCTCGACGCGACCGATGGATCCGACGGCTCTGGCACTTACACCGAGTATCAACTGGCGATCGCTCCGCCGCTTCGCGAGGCGGTGACGATCGGAACGCGTGTAGAGTTCGCGCGGCCCATGTTCGTAGCGAAGTTCAAATCGGACTTCACACTGCCGTCGGTCGTCGAAGCGTTTTTTGTAACGCAGCAGGCGCTCCAGTTTGTTGAGGCGTTCTGATGGGCTGGGTTCCAGATAACGTCGTCGAGGAGCTGCGTGGCAGCCATCAACTTGGGGTCTTCCTGCGGATAGACACAGATCCTGCGCTGCATATGTGGTTCGGAATCAATGATATACCTGCGAATTTTGACAGCATAGATCCAGATGGCACTGTCTATTTGGGCGGCGGCAAACTGTTAGGCGTACCCACGCTTGAGGTGCTGGTTAACGGCACAGCCGATAGCGTCGAATTCACGCTGTCTGGCATTGACCCGACGACGGCGGCAAAGACGATTGACAGTCTTCCGCCGGTGCGTGGCGCCTCCGTGCACATGGGTATCACGACGCTGGATCAATATTTCCAGCCGATGAGCGACATCATACCCATTTGGACCGGTACGGCTTCTCACGTCGGTGAGCAGTCGCCGGCAACACCAAGCGGCCAGTCGGTGACGCTGACACTTTCGCTGGCGGTCGTGGCTGGCGAGGCAACGCGTTCACGGCCGGCCCGCACCCTGTGGTCGTCCGCCCACCAAAAGGCGATCTCGTCGAGCGACAAGTTCTGCGATGAGACTGCGCGCCTCGCGCGAGGCGTACAGCCAACGTGGACGCTCGGCTACTGACCATTACGGCTGCCCCCGCTGGCGGTGAGGACCATCAATGACATTACACGAGTTTTTGGCTCTGCCTCACCGGTTTCGGTGGGGTGGAATGGGCGGTGACGACTGCACGACATTCTGCGCCACCTGGCTGCAGGAAAGCATTGGAATCGACCCTGCTGCTGATTACCGCGGCACGTATGCCTCGGCAGAAGGCGCGAGAGCCGTCTTCGAAAAAGCCGGCGGCGCGGTCGCATTTGCCGCAAAGGCTCTCGAGCCGCTTGGCTTCAAGCGCATCCAGCACCCTGAAGACGGCGACGTCGGCGTGGTCGCCGCGCCCGTCGGTGCAGGTCAGGGCATCAGCGAAATCTGCGCCATCAAATTCGGGCCACTTTGGGTGGTCCTCGGCCCATCCGGGGTCGTCGCCAAGAAGCTGAATCACATTGCAGCATGGAGGTTTACGGGGTGAGCTTACACCATCGCATGATGCTGCAGAGATACGGTCTCGGTCATTCAACGTCGCTCTACAGCACCGTTGTTTTCGATCCGATCTTCACGCCGTTGTTTACGGCTGTTCTGGGCACCGGCGGCATCACGATCGGCGCGTCAACTATCACTTACGCGTCCATCGCCTCGGCGATTGCAACTACGGCCCTGTCAATCGGCATCCAGATGCTGATGGCGCCAAAGCCGCCTAAGCCAGAGGCCGCAAAGGTTCCGCTTACTCAGGCCATACCGTACCGGACGTGGGGCGTTGGACGAACGCGACTTGCTGGCGCGTACATGCTGTGGGAGTCGCGAGGACCGCGCCTCTACGGCATCCAGGCTGTGGCGGGCCATCGCATCAAATCTTACAATCGCTACTGGCTCCACGACGACGAGGTGACGCTTGGGGCCGGCGGCTATGTAAATGCACTCGCCGGGGGTCGTTATGGCAGCAGCGGCGTTCGCATCCTTTCCAGGCTAGGGCTGCCGACAGAGACGGCCTATGAAAACGCCGTAGCCGAGTTTTCTTCATCTGGACTCTGGACTGTCGACCACCGCGGGGATGGGCAGGCCTCCCTTTGCATGCGCGCTGACGCCACGCGGCAAAAGGACCAGCAGAAGCGTTTCCCCTACGGCGTGCCGTCACTATCTGCTGAGGCAGACCTGGCGCTCTGCTGGGACTTCCGAGACCCGGCTCAAGATCCGGAAAATCCAAGCACATGGCAGTGGACGCGCAACGCGGCCGTCATCATCGCTTGGCATCTCTGCTTCAACGAGTTCGGCTTCGGGCTGGATTACACCAGGGCGCTTTTGCCGGTGCTCGATCTGTGGATCGAAGAGGCAAACATCTGCGACGAAGACGTCGCAAGGGCAGGCGGCGGAACAGAGAAGCGCTACGAGTGCAACGGCTACGACACTACTGAGAATGGCCCGAAAGCGGGACTGAATGCGATGTTGGCGGCCTGCGACGGTCATCTTGTCGCTCGAGGCGACGGCGCGCGCATCCTGACCGTTGGCAAATTCCGCGAGAGCCGGTGTGTCACACTTTCAGACCGCGACATCGTTGGTCACGCCATTCAGTATGACGTGCTCTTCGAGGATGAGTGCAATCGCCTAATCCCGAAGTTCACCTACCCGGCGACTGCCTACACAACATCCGATACGGACTACTTTGAGGATGTCGACGCACAGCTCTCGTCTGGGAGAATTCTGGCGGAGGAGGCCGAATATCAATGGGTTCACCAGTGGCGCCAGGCCCGCAGGCTCGGAAAGCGCGACTGGCTTCGCCTTCGTCAAAAGGTGAAGGGCAGCATCGATGTTCGCTTGAGCGGTATCAACGCGGTTTACTCGCGCTGGGTGCGGCTCGATACACCTCTTCGCCTGCCTCGCATGAACGGTAAGCTGGTTGAAAACCGTCGTTCGCTGCTGGCCCTGACGCGGGGCGGGTTCTCCATGGACATCGTGCAGCACCCTGACAACATCGATGATTGGAATCCTGCGGTCGACGAAGGCAGGCAGCCCCCAGTCCCGACGGAGCCCAGCCCGTCCGGCATAGTGACGCCGGTAATAAATCTGGTTCAGTCAAAGGCGAACGGCGGTTCGGTCTATATTCGCGTTGTGATCATTGATCCTGGCGATGCCAGCCTAACGCCGGTCGTTCAATATCGGGTGGCTGACATCGGCGCGGGCGTACCTGGTGCGTGGGTTCAGCAGAGCTTTCCAGATGCTGTTCCTGAGATCGGCTACATCAACCTGAACACCAATACCGTTCCGGTGAACCAAGAGCTTGAAGTGCAGGTGGCATTTACGAGCCCAGGCGGTGCGTACTCCGCATGGTCTGTCACTGAGGATATAACATCGATCGCTGATCCTACGCCGCCAGGCGCAGTAACCGGCGTGTCAGTAACACCTGGTTCCGGAACGGCGACGTTCAATTGGACGGCCCCGAACAGCGCCAACTACGCCGGCGCCAAGATATATTGGAATACCGTCAACAACTTCGGCACGGCAACGTACTTGAGCCCGCCAGAATACGGCGCGCCGAGCTCCGCTGACAGCGCTACTCGCACGATCAGCGCGGGCACGCGTTACGGCTGGATCGTCTCAATCAACAGCTCAGGCATCGAGGGAACGCCAGTCGCGACCGGCAGCTTCGTCGTGACCTAAGCGGCTGTCGCCACTGCCGAACATCAGAACCTACCAGCCCTGCCGTTCGGCGGGGTTTTTCTTTTCAGGAGAGCCACGTGGCATTTTCCCCGAACGCCCAGACTGTTTACGCGGATGGCCCGGCAGGGTCTCCCTTGCAGCCGGCGAAATCTGAAATCCGAAAGCTGCTGAAGCAGTATGAGAACGTCATTGAAGCGTTCCTGACCAACGGCGGCTTGATCTTCGCGTCTAAGGCATTGCTGGACGCCAGCCTAAACTACGCCGCTAACACCATGGCTTGGGTACTGGGCGACGCGACCGTCGCCAATAATGGCATCTATCGCAAGATCGGCGCGAGCGGTACGGGAAGCTGGACGCGCGTTGCTGACCTGCCGTTCTCGTTCATCATCGCCTCTGACGTGGGCGCCGGCACTGCAAACGCGATTCAGGCGACGACTTCGATTCCTGTTTCGGAATCCGCGCTGATCTGGATGAACGTCTTTGAGGCCAACACCGCCTCGCCGGTGACGGTCAGCTTCAATGGCGGTTCTGCCCTGACGATCAAGACGAACACCGGCAACAACATCGCGACTGGTGGCCTTGTCTCCGGGATGATTGTGCTCGGTGTCGTGTCGGGATCGACGTTCCGAATCCTCAACGATCAAGTATCTAGTGCGATTATTGCAGCCGCTGAGGCGGCGCAGGCAGCAGCAGAAGCAGCGGCTGTCAGCGTCAACATCAAAAATGTCAATGACAGAGCAGCTTTGAAGGGGTTGGACACTGTGGTGACGACCCTTGCTTTCCTCCGTGAAGGCGGTCGAGAGGGCGTTTTCAAGTGGACGACAGGCGACTTTTCGGCGCGGATCACGGCAGACACGCAGGAAGGCATTTACGTCAAGGCGAATGCCATCGCGTCGACTACCGGCGCGTGGGTGCGCCAGTACAGCGGACTTCCAAACGTGAAATGGTTCGGTGCGGTTGGCGACGGTGTGACCGTCGATACGGCAGCATTCGCGGCAGGCTACGCGGTGTCGAAGGCACTTGCCGTTCCGGTTGGGACCTTCCTTGCGGAGATCGTCATACCGGACGCAGGCATGCTGATCGGCGAATACCTGGACCTGTCAATCATCAAGACGCCCCCTGGTGCGAATAAGACGGCGATTGCCGGTTATGAAGCCTTCACGCTGTTCGGGTCCTCCGTCGTTGATCCGACGCGGGGCGCCAACAAGACCGTCATCTACAATCTTACGATTGACGGCAATCGAGCCAATGTCACCACATCTGGCGAAGGTATTGCCATCTGGGGGTACAGCACGACTGTCGAACGCGTTCGGATTAGAAACTGTCGCGGCGTTGGTCTGCGAACCGAATGGACCGACGGCGCTGTGTCCATGGAGGGTCATTTCCGCGATATCGTCATCGACACGACTGGTAGCCACGGATGGCAGTTCTATGGCCCGCACGATGCAAACGTTGCGGATGTCATTATCATTGATGCTTCGCAGAATGCCGACAACTCCGCGTATGGCTTGGTGACCGGGACAGGTGGCGGGCTAGGGTTTGGCAATGGCCGGTTCTTCAACGTCCATATATGGCACCGCTCTGGCATAGTGAACCGGTGCGCCGCAGGCGTCAGGTCTGGGGGTGTCAATGAATTCATCGGCTGTCATTTCGAGGGGTGCCGCGTCAATGCGCACTTCGGAGCCAAGGACCTAGTTTCGTCCTGCCGCATATACGCTGTGTTCGGCGCCAATGGCGATGCCATGGCTTACCTTCTCGGCAACGAGATCATGATTGAGAACACGCTGTTTGAAACGACCGAAGGCGCGGCAAGCCCGAACAGCAGCACTACGCCAAATCCTGACTGCTACGCCATTTTCATGGCCCCGAACGTCAGCGGCGTAAAGGTCAGTGGGAAATTCAACGGTTTCCAGAAGCGCACGCCGTTCAACTTCGGGTCTTCTGTCGGTTTTAATTTCTTCTCGGGCGTCGGGTATACGTCGGCAGGTGGGGTGACCGCCTTCGGAGGGACGGTGAACGCGAACGATGCTATCGACTATGTGCAGGGCGGAACGGTCATCAACTATCGAAAACCCTTCCCGCATGGGGCGTATGCCAACGATTCCGGCGCGGCTACTGGTGGAGTACCGATCGGCGGCATCTATCGCAATTCGTCGACGGGCGCGATGACGGTGCGGGTAACATGAATGGGGCCGCGCGCGATGCAAGAGCGCAGATTTTAGGCCAGGCAGGGTAGGCGGCCTGGCCCGTCCCCAACGTACTGGCTACCAGGAGGTTGAATTGATGCCAGGGGGCTTTCGCGCGGGCTATTGCTGTGTGGCGGGCGCCCAGCAGTAGCCTCTAACGTACCCACCGGGACCTCCGATTCTCATGCTGCCACTTGTAGACCATTGGCAGTCAATCGAGTGCGCGGTTCGTCCCTTCGCTTCGACGTTGAATTTTTCTCGCCCGCCAGTGGTGACGCCTCGGGCGGGTCCGGTAA